ACGAGTCATATTAAAAGGGGTGTAATTTATGGCAACAACCGGTTTAGAATATATCGTATGCGCTCCCTATTTGGAGAATAATGGTGTCGCGACATATGGCCAAGGGAAAATTGTCACAAGGGCAATAAAAGCGGATCTTTCAATAGACTTGAACGATGCGACACTTTACGCGGACAATAAAATCGCTGAATCCGTAAAAGAGTTTAAGGCCGGTAAGTTATCGCTTAACGGCGCGGATCTTGAATATGATACGCGCGTTATGCTTTTCGGTCATGAAATAGTGGGCGAGGCGGGCAAAGAAGAACTTGTGGCGCGTGGAGATGACAGTGGCGCGTATGTGGGTACTGGGTTCTTTGCTACTACCCAGCGTAACAACGTGCAGAAATTTCGCGCGATCTGGCTGCCAAAAGTTAAGTATGGCGTGCCGGGTGAAAGCCTTGAAACTAAGGCGGACAGTATAAAATTCGGTACGCCAACCTTTGAGGGTACTGTCATGACCGATATTGAGGGCGTTTGGAAACGTGAAACAACCGTTGACACACGCGCGGAAGCCATTGACTGGCTGAATGATAAAGCAAATATTACGACTGATTAACAAGAGGTGTACAGATGGAAGACTTTGATGGCCGCGCCGCTGTGATTAATATCGGCGGCGCGGATTATCCGCTTATTGTTACGACCAGGGCGACAAAAGAGATCGCCAAACGTTACGGCGGCTTGGAGAATCTCGGCGAGCGTTTAATGAAAGCGGAAAACTTCGAGACCGCGCTTGATGAGATTGTGTGGTTAATCGCGCTTTTGGCAAATCAGGCGATTATGATCCAGAATTTTAAGAACCGCGATAATCAGAGCGGGCAGCGGGCGTTACTCTCCGAAGATGAGATAGAGCTTATGACCACGCCAGCCGATATGTTTAATTTTAAAAACGCTATAACAAATGCGATGTTCCTTGGAACTAAGCGCACAGTCGAAAGTGAAGATGACGGCGAGGGAAAAAACTAAAGGGGCGCGTGACAGACGATGAGCTGTTCACGCGCTTTATTTATTGGGGTAAAACACAACTTCTATATAGTGACGAGGAAGTTTGGCTTATGCCCATTGGTCATTTATTGGACTTAATCGCGTGCCATAAGCAGTTTTTAGGTTGGGAAAAACCGAAAAAAGAGCTATCCATTGATGACATATTACCGTTTTGACGTAAGAAGGTGAGAGTATGGCCGATAGTTTTGGGTTGAAAATAGGCGTCGAGGGCGACAAAGAATTTAAAAGCTCTCTGGCTGACATTGCGCAAAATATGAAGGTTTTGGGTAGCGAGATGGCGCTTGTGTCGTCTGAATACGACAAAAACGACAAGAGTGCGCAAGCCGTAACCGCCCGAAACGAAGTATTAAACAAACAAATCAACGAGCAAGTAGATAAAATCGCTACTTTACAGGCCGCGCTCGCGAACTCCGCCGATACATACGGCGAAAACGATAAGCGCACGCAAAACTGGCAGATACAGCTAAACAAAGCCCAAGCGGAACTAAATAACATGACCGGCGAACTTGGGGACAGTAACAAGGCGCTTGAAAGTAATAGTTCCGCTGTGGATAATACAAGTTCAAAATGGGCAGGTTTAGGCTCCGCACTTGGAACCGCCGGTAAAGTTTTGGGTGGCGCGTTGCTTACGGGTATGGCCGCCATCGGTTCTGGGGCTGTTGCCGCTGGCAAGTCTCTCTATGATATGTCGGTAAATACCGGGCAATTAGGCGACACCATCGACGAACAGAGTAAAAAGCTGGGGCTTTCAACTAATGGTTATCAAGAATGGGGGCATGTACTCGCTTTAAACGGCGGGAATATAGATTCTTTGGGCGCGGGTATGAAAACGCTCACAAAGAATCTTGCGGGGGCGGATGACGCGTCTAAAACCGCACAAAAGGCGTTTGGCGATATAGGTTTAAAATTGTCAGATGTTAAAGGTATGTCTCCCGAGGACACATTCAACCTGGTCATATCCAAACTTCAAGATATGCCGGAGGGCGCTAATAAGACTGCCGCGTCATTGGCTCTTTTAGGAAAGCAGGGAATGGAGTTAGCGCCAATCTTGGCAATGTCCGCCGATGAAACAGAAGCTTTAAAGCAGCAGACACATGACCTCGGAATGGTTTTATCCACCGAAGATATTGCGGCCGCTTCCAAGTTCGCGGATAGCATGGACAATCTTTCAGGCACATTCAGCGGAATGAAAGATGGGATCGCCGCGAACTTTCTACCGGGCTTGACCGATATCAATAATGGCCTTATAGGGTTAATGACTGGTAGTCAGGACGCGGGCGCGCAGCTTTCCGCCGGTGTTCAGGCCATCGCTGGCTCATTAAACACCGTATTACCGCAGATAACAAGCGCTATTTCCGGCGCGGTTCCAATAATCACAGAACAAGCGCCGACGATTATAACATCGCTTGTTTCCGCGATAACCGACAACTTACCGGCACTAATGGATGGCGCTGTGTCCATAATTCAAGGCTTACTTGCCGGAATAATCCAGGCCTTGCCTGCATTGGTTGACGGCGGCGTGCAAATTATCACGGGGCTTGTAAACGGCCTCATGGCCGCCATTCCGACGCTTATGGCTGCGCTGCCCGGTATAATTACGGCTTTGATCGATGGTCTTATGGCATTGTCAGGGACACTCGCCGATGCCGGTATACAACTACTGACCGCGCTCTTGGATAATCTGCCAGGAATAATCGCGGCGATTGTCGCAAAATTACCTGACATAATACTGGGTATTGTAAACTTTTTAACAACAGCGGTTCCTCAAATAATAGATGCCGGTGTAACTCTTATCACTTCTCTAATACAGGATTTGCCAACGATCATAAGCGCTATTGTTGATAAGTTACCTGAAATAATTACAGGCATAATCGGCTTTCTTACAACGGCTATACCTCAACTGGTACAGGCGGGAATAGATCTTCTAGTTTCACTCGTCGATAATTTACCAGCAATCATTGACGCGATTGTAAAGGCTCTCCCTGAAATAATCACAGCCATTATTGAAGGGCTGGTTGGCGCGATCCCGCAGTTAGTAAATGCCGGGGTTGAGTTATTTATCGCCCTGATTGAAAATTTGCCATTAATTATTAATGAGATTGTAAAAGCTGTACCTGATATCATAACGGCCATCCTTAACGGCATAACGGCTGCCTTACCTAAAATTGTGGCAGCGGGGAAAGAGTTATTCAATAGTTTAATGACTAAAATGCCGGAAGTGCTTAAAGATATTGTCAAGGCTGGAAATGACATTATTAATGGTGTGGAGGGCGCTATTAAGGGCGGCTTTGGGAAAATTGTCACCGCTGGTCAAGATTTGGTTAAGGGCTTATGGAATGGCATAATGGATATGGGCAAATGGATAAATGAGAAAGTTACTGGCTGGGCAAATGGGATTATCAACACTGTCACAGGCGCGTTTGGATCTCACAGCCCATCGACGGTGTTTGCTGAAATCGGTGGTGATTTATCCGAAGGTTTAGCCATCGGTATGGAAGAAAAAGCAGGCCTTGTTTCCGATGCCAATAACGCAATGTTACAAAATGCATTAACGGATGGGCAAAAGTCTGTGGATGACTTTGAGCAATATTTAGGCCGTGACATACCGATTGTGATAGCCGAAGGGATTAAAAAGAACGCTTCCGCCGCTGAAAAAGAAGCCAAGGCTATGAACGACAAACTTTTAAAAGCGCAGCAAGTCGCGGAGAAAGAGCGCTATGATAGCTCTGTAAAATTTATAGAAGAATATCGGTTGTCTGACAATTATATAGCTACATCCGAAGCGGAAATGTGGGGAACCCTTTTAGATCAATATAGCGATGACCAAGATAAACGGCTGAAAATAAAACAAGAAATCGCGAAACTTGGTACCCAAATTGACAAAGAATCCTTTGAGTCAACAAAGAAAGTCTTAGATGACGCGGTTGCCGCGCATTCGATTTCCACAAGTGAAATAATGCTTATGTGGGATCAAGAACGTCAGAATTATGCTGAAGGTACTGACTACCGTAAAAAAGTTGACGACGAGTTCAACAAAGCGCGTGAATCGGCGATAAAAGAGCAGGAAGGATTATTTAAAGATCAAGAAAAGCTACTCGCTGATATGGAAGCCGCCGAAGAAAAATATGGCAAGGCCGTT